CAAAGATTTGTCCACAGAAAGGGTCATCCCCAGTTCATCTAGCATAACATCTGAGAGAGCCTCCAATGGAGGTGGTGTTGTATAAGAATATACACCATCATCCCCTTGGACAACATACCTACCAATACGCACTCCACAACGGAAAGCAGCGTACTGATTAACCCAGATGTTAACAAGTGACCCTATCATATTCGTCAGGACTGAACCTGACGGGATACCTCTTGCTTTACCAACGAGTGTACCCGATGGAGTCACAATGCTAAGACCATTGAATGCAGTTTGTATTGCATTAATCAATGGCCAAGCGACCGGAGCAAAGCATTCGCGGATAAAGTGGAACTGACGGTTGATGATCTGGTGTGGAACAGATGCATCAAAGCCACTAAAATCCACTGATGCCACGGGGCATAACGTGTCAGAGAGCAATTGGGTAATCTCCCAATCAACAGACGATTTACCAACCCATGCTGCAAAGCACGGCAAGTAACGTAAGTGATTGAAGAGGGGAATAAAGATCATTTTCTCGATATTCCCTACAACCCTAGAGCACTGAAACACAGCCCGTGTCTTAGCATATTGGTAAGGACCACGCGGTTGCCCACGTGTACCCAATATCGCAGGAAAGTCCATAATACTATCGTGCGATTCCAAAACCCTCCATGATAGCTGTCTGCACTCAGGAAGGAACTTTGGCTGCGAAGACACCCACGGCCACCCGAGACCAGTCCGAGACTCGAACGAATTCACCGCCACCTCCAAGGTGGTCGGCACGAGCTTTCGTCTCGTATTAAGTAGATCCCTCATGTGCCTATCTGCAAAATCGGCGGCCGCCTGGTTAAGTTCATTCCAGGGTCTGGCCTCAAAGTACTTATTAATACTACTCTCTAGGCTATCCGGCCCCTCATCCCAAGGACGAGTACGAGAATAAGTACCAATTTTCCTTAGAGCATTATCCTCCCGATCACGCAGCCACATAGGTAGACCACCCAGTTTACAGCTGCGCTCAAATTCCTCCCGTACCACACTTCTACCCAGATCAGGATCAGGCCTGAAAAGAGAAGAAATTAGTGGTGACGTGAAATCTGCTGGACAGCCAAACTGGTACAAGCCCAACAGTGCCTGAAGTCTACCTTCAGCACCGGGGGCCAACTGCTGTATACTACGCATAGTACACAAC